CGGCATGAACCAGGCCGAAGTGCAGCGCTACAGCTTCGTGCGCGCCATCGCCGCCATGGCCAACCCCAATGACGCCCGCGCCCAGCAGGCCGCCAGCTTCGAGCTCGAGGCCAGCCGCGCTGCCGCCGAGAAGTCCGGCAAGGCTTCCCGCGGCATCATGATCCCTTCGGACGTGATGCGTCGTGACCTGGTGGTCGGCACTGCCACCGCCGGCGGCAACACCGTGGCCACGGACCTTCTGGCTGCAGACTTCATCACCCTGCTGCGCAACGCCATGGTCCTGTCGGGCCTGGGCACCCGCATGATGTCGGGGCTGGTTGGCAACATCGCCATCCCGCGCCACACGTCCGCGTCTACCGCCTACTGGGTGAACGAAGGCGTGGCACCGACTGAATCCCAGCAGGCCTTCGACCAGGTCACGATGTCGCCCAAGACGCTCGGCGCGTTCACCGACATCTCGCGCAAGCTGCTGCTGCAGTCCAGCCTGGACGTCGAGGCCATGGTGCGCCAAGACCTGGCCACCGTGTTGGGTTTGGAAATCGAGCGCGCTGCGATCAACGGTTCCGGCACCTCGCCTGAGCCGCGCGGCATCCTGCAGACCGCAGCTGTGCCCACCGTGTCCATCGGCACCAACGGTGGCGCACCCACCTGGGGCCACATGGTCGACATGGAGACGCAAGTGGCCGTGGGCAACGCGCTGCTGGGCAACCTGAACTACCTGACCAACGCCCGCGTGCGCGGCAAGCTCAAAAACACCTTCGTGGACGGCCCTGGTTCCGGCGAGCGCGTGTGGGTGGACGGCTCTGTCAACGGCTACAACGCCGCGGTCACGAACGCTGTGCCGTCCAACCTGACCAAGGGCACCGGCACGAACCTGTCGGCTGCCATCTTCGGCAACTTCGCGGATCTGATCATCGGCATGTGGGGTGGTCTGGACCTGATGGTGGACCCCTACACCGCCAGCACCGCGGGCACCGTGCGTGTGGTGGCCCTGCAGGACGTGGACGTGGCCTTGCGTCACCCTGAGTCCTTCACCCGCATCCTGGACGCTGCAACCGTCTAAGCGTAGGAGGGCTGCAAGGTGTTCGCCGAGGACTTCGCGATTCTGTTCAGCGACTTCGCCACGCCGGCGACGCTCGCTGGCACAGCAGTGCGCGGCATCTTCGACAACGCCTTCAGCCTGGGACAGGTCGGCATCGGCATGGCCGCCACGCAGCCCACCTTCACCCTGCCCAGCGCTTCGGTGCTGGGCGAGGCGGTGGGCCAGTCGCTGGTCATCGGCGCGAACACGTTTTACGTGGCCGCTCATGAGCCTGACGCCACCGGCGTGAGCCGGTTGCTGCTGGAGCGCGCATGAGCCTGGTCAACACCGCCGTCACGGCCGTGGTGGCCAAGCTCAGCGAGGCCCCGGCCTTGGCTCCAGTTGGTCGGGTTCGTCTGCGCCCGGTGGCCGCTTCGGCGCCCAACCAGGTCGTGGTGCGGCCCGCAGATGCCCAGGTGGCCGAATTCGATCACTTCGGTCGACCGGTCTCCTGGAGCGTGCGGCTGGGTGTGGAGTGCTACAGCAGGGCTCTGGCGGGCCAGGCGCCCGACCAGGCGGTCGATGCACTCCTGAGCTCGGTACACGACAGGCTGATGGCCGATCCGACCCTTGGCGGGCAGGTGGTCCTGTTGCAGCCGCAGTCCCTGACCTACGACTTTGACGCTGAAGACCAGGCTCTTGTGGCCGCAACCTTCGTTTTCACATGCCTGCAGCGCGCGGGCGCCACTTTCTGAGGACACATCATGGCTTACTTTTTCGCCGAGGGAACATCAATCCAGTTCGCCTCAACCTTTGGCACTGCCAAGACCATCACCGCACTGACCAACGCCAACCCGGCAGTGGCCACGTCGACCGCCCACGGCTTCGTCACCGGCGACGAAATCCTGCTGATGTCGGGCTGGGAGGATGCGACCAACACCGTCTACAAGGTGGTGGTGATCGACGCCAACAGCTTCAGCATCACCGGCCTGAACACGGCCAACACCTCCTTCTTCCCGACCGGCTCTGGCACGGGCACGGCGCAGAAGGTGACGGGCTTCACCTCCATCCCGCAGGTGCTCAACATCTCCACCTCTGGCGGTGATGCGCGCTTCACAACGATTCAGCCCCTGGCCTCTCGCAACGACATCAACGTGCCCACCGGCTTCAACGCCTTGTCGGTGACGATCACGCTGGGTCACGATCCGGCCAACGCCACGTACCAGTCGCTCATCAACATCAGCCGCACGCTCACGCCGGTGGCGTTCAAGTTGCTGCTGTCTGGCGGTGCTACTGGTTACGGGTACGGCTATGTGTCGGTGTCTGAGGCCCCCAGCCTCAACCGCAACCAGGTGAACTCAGTGAACGCTGCGTCCACGCTGCTCGGACGTTTTATCTCCTACGCCTGAGCGGCTCTTTTTGCGCGGCACCGGTGGCTGAGCTGCCGGGTGCAGGTCGGCCCCGAGCCTGCACACGCCGCGCACCTGTTTTTTCGGGCGAAAGATCGGGCAACCAATGGCAATCAAGATCGTCCTCTCGGACAAATTCAAGCTCAAGGTGCAGGGCACATACAAGAACGAATCGGGGCTGGACGCCCCGTTCGATTTCACGTTGACGTGCAAGCGCATGAGTGCTGACGACATCAAGACCACGCTGGAAAGCTCAGAGCAAAGCATGGTGGACTTCATCGCCGGCGTGGCAACCGACTGGAGTGGCGTCAAAGGCGCAGACGACCAGGCGCTGCCCTACAGCGAGGACAACTACAAGGCCCTGTGCAACATCCCCGGCGTTGCTTTGCTCGCGTTTCGTACCTACCTGGAAGAGGTGGGGGCCAAGGCAAAAAACTAGCCGCGCTCGCCCGTGCCATCGCCAATGACAACGCAACAGATCAAGCCCCGCCGCCAGCAAATGCCTGGGGCGACGCCTTGGATGCCGTCATTGCAGTGGCCCCGGATGAGCGCATCGAGTACCTCTGGCCAGACAACCTGGACGGCTGGAATGCCTGGATGGGCGTGCAGACCCAGTGGCGCACAGGCATGGCCGGCGCCACGGGCCTGGACTACTCGGGCGTGCGCGCCTGGCTTGAGGTCATGCACCCCAAAAAGCGGCACCGCGAACTTCTCCAGGGTATCCAGGCCTGCGAGCGCGCGACGTTGGACGTCTGGGCCGAGCAGCGCGAGCGAGAAGAGATGCGGCGACAGGCTGAATCAAGCATGCCGCTGCGGAGGTAAGCATGGCCACCACTGAAGTCGGTATCAAGATCGGCCTGCAGGGCGCTCAGCAGGTCCAGTCAGGCTTGGCCGGCGTTGGTGCGTCGCTTGGGCAACTGGGCGAGAAGGCTGGGGCTCTGCGCGCGTCACTCGCAGCCTTTGGGCCGCAACTGGCCGCGGCGTTCACGATTGGCGGCATTGCCTCATTCGTTCAGCAGACGGCAGCCGCCATTGATGCGCTCAATGATGTGTCCGACGCAACGGGCGCAAGTATCGAAGAAATCAGCAAGCTTGACCGGGTGGCACGTCAGAACGGGCAGTCGTTGGACACCGTCAGTGCTGCCCTGGTGAAGTTCAATGCGGTGCTCAAGGAGGCCAAGCCGGGAAGCGCCATTGAGCTTGCGCTCAAGTCGATCGGCCTGGAGGCGTCCAAGCTGCGAGACCTTGATCCGGCCGTGGCGCTCACCGAGACAGCCAAGGCCCTGGCTGGTTTTGCCGACGATGGCAACAAGGCGCGCCTGGTGCAGGAGCTGTTCGGCAAGAGCTTGCGCGAGGTGGCCCCGCTGCTGAAGGACCTGGCCGAGGCCGGGCAAATCAACGCGACAGTCACGGAGCGCCAGGCTGCAGAGGCTGAGAAGTTCAACAAAGCACTCGCCCAGCTCAAGGCAAACGCCACTGATGCGTCACGAGCGTTTGTCTCAGATCTGATTCCTGCCGTGACGACGTACCTGGAGAAAGTTGGATTTCTTCAGAAAAACGGCCTTGGATCAGTCCGGTTTCAATCCGATGCGGTCGATCAGTCCAAAAGGTTGGCTGATTTGGTAGCTGACCTGGAGAAGGTCCAGGCGGTGATCGACAACCCAGCGACATCGGACAGGCTGCGCAAGCGCAGGCTGGAGCAGGCCAAGGAGTTGCGCGCAGAGATCGACAAACTCACGCTCTCTGCGGCGGCTGCAAATGAGAAGCTCAAGGCTGCCCTCGGTACCGAAAAAGTATCCGAGGAGACCGGCCCCAAAACGTCAGTCGGTCCTTTGCCCGATGAGCAGGCCCTCAAGGAGGCTCAGCGCCTCATCGATCAGATCACGGGTTCGATCTCCAAGCGGGCTGATGCTGTCACGCTGGAGCTAGAGGTCGGCAGGGCTCTTACCGAGTCGGAGAAGTTCCGCCTTGAGGTCTCCCGCCAGATCCAAGAGGCTACCGACAAGATCGGCAAGGCCAAGGCCGAGCAGCTCAGGGCTGAGCTCGATGGCACGGTCAAGCTGGTTGAGAGTGCAGAGGCGCGTCGTCGGGCCACGCAGGCTGACGTCAAGCTTTTCCAGCAGCAGCAGGAAATCCAGGGTGAGATCGACGCCGATCGCATCAAGGGTGATGAGTCATACAAGACGCGAGTGCTTGCGCAGGCCGAGCTTGAGCGGTCCGCAGGCAACCAGGTCGAGCTCACCCGGCTGGAGGCGCAACTCCTGTTCGAAAGCGCCGAGACCCGAGCCCGTGCCATCGAGCAGCTCAAGGCCCAGCAGGCCATCGAGGCCAAGCGCTTGGAGCTCAACCGGGATCTGAACCTCACAGAGGAGCGCCGCGCTGAGTTGCTGGCCAAGTTCAGCACGACCATCCAGGCCGGCGTCGAAGATGGTGTGCAGCGCGCACTGTTCGATGATGCCCGCCGCACCTTCGATCAGGTCAGTCAGTCGTTGGCCGATGCGTTGCTTTCGGGCGGCAAGAAGGCCGGCGAGGCGCTCAAGGCCTACTTCAAGACCTTGATCCTGCAGCCGGTGATCCGTGCGATCGTCAATCCGGTGGCCGGTGCCATCACGTCGTCGCTTGGGTTTGGTTCGACCGCCGCTCAGGCAGCGCAGGGTGGGGGATCAAGTCTTTCAAGCCTGGGCTCGCTTGCATCCATCGGATCGTTCGCAGGTGCTGTTGGCAGCGCGTTTGCGGGTGGTTTCTCGGCCACGCTTGCCGGCGGTTTCGCTTCGACCACGCTGGCCATTGAGGGCGGCCTTGCCGCAATCGCCGCGGGCACGGCCAGTTCGATCAGCGTTGGCCTTGCAAACATCGCCGGCGCCCTCGGACCCTATGCCCTGGCCGCTGCGGCGTTGGTTGCGCTGTATCAGGCCCTGGACAAATCCGGCACACCCACCCGCGGCGCCGATGTGTTCTCGGCGGGCACGACGGTAGCCGACCCCCTGGCTGGCGTGGTCACCAGCCGCTTCGGCACGGATGCGGCATTCCAGGACAACCGAGTGGGCGCCACCGAGCAGTTTCTGGCGCCGCTGGCCTTGAGCAGCGCCCAAGCACTGAACAAGCTGTCGGCGCTCACGGGCGGCGTGCAGCGGTTTGCTGTGGGTTTGCAGTTCGCCACAGACGGCGTGGAGGACACCCGAGGCGCCATCAAGCTTTTCGCAGACGGTGTGGCGATCAGCGCCAAGGAAGAGTTGAAGTTCACCAAGGACTTGCAGCAGGCCACCAAGGAATTCGCCGGCGAGTTGGCTCTGTCATTGGTCGGCGCGATCCAGGAAACCATCACGCTGCCCAAGCAGCTGGCCGATGAACTTGAGAACTTGCGCACGCAAGTCGGCGGCCCCAGCATCGAGGCCATCGCAGAGGCCTTCAAATTGCTGCCAGGCGCGTTCGGCAAGATTGCCACGCTCACGGATGAATTGCGCATCAGCCTGGCCGACCTCTTTGGCGGTTTCCAGCAGGCCAATGCTGCGCTGGGCCAGTATTACGAGGCTTTCTTCACCGAGTCCGAGCGCGCCCAGTTCGCCTCCAACCAGCTGACGGCCACGCTCAAGAGTCTGGGCATTGACACGGTGCCCGCCACGCGAGAGGCCTTCCGGCAGCTGGTCGATGCGCAGGACCTGACCACCGAGAGCGGCCGCGGCACGTTCGCGGCGCTCATCGCGCTCAGCGGTGCATTTGCCTCGATCACGCCGGCCATTGAAAGCACCGCGATCTCGGTGGAGCAGCTGGTGGGTTCCGCTGAGGCTGCGCTGCGCCGCGCTTTTGATGCCGAGGCCGCCACGCTCAACGAGCAGATTCGCGCCGCAAGCGTGGCCCGCCAGGCCTACGTTGACGGCCTGCGCCGGGAGATCGACGGCATCACTGGCCTGGAGCAAGCGCTGCGGGATGCGTTTGGCCGCGACTCCGGCGTCATCCAGGAGTCGATCAACGGGCTTGCAGCGCTCAGCGACTCTCTGCAGGACTTCATTGATGGGCTCGATCAGACCATCGGCGAGGCCAACATCGGCACGCTGGCATTCCGCCGCCAGCAGTTCAACGACCTGCTGACAAGCGTGCAGGGCGGCAACACGGCCGCGATTCCTGACCTGATCAAGTCGGGCCAGGGGTTTGCCGATGCCGCACTTAACGGGGCGCGCGACCGGGCCGAATACCTGACGATCCTGGCCACGATCCGCGAGGGTGCCCGCAGTGCGCAGGCCGTGGCTGGTGATGCCCAAGACCTGGCTGCAGAGCAACTCAAGTCCTTGCGCGAACAGGTCAGCAAGCTGGTGTCGCTCAGCGATGGGCAGAGCACCACCGCGCAGGCCATCAAGGAGTTGGAGACTGCAACCCAGGCGCTGGGCACCCGCGAGGCGCTGCAGGCTGAACTGATCAAGCTTACTGGCAAGACGCCGAGCCTCATGGAGTTGAAGGAGAGCTTCATCTCTGCAGAGCGCGCGGCCGCCATCGCCGAGGAGCAACTGTCGATCCTGCAGACCCAGGTCAACGCGCTGCTGAAGATTGATGAGTCGGTGCTGTCGGTGGCTGCCGCGATCAAGGCGTTGGAGATTGCCCGCTCGCTGACTGCACCGCTCAACCCTGCAAATCCCCCGGCCGCGGTGCGTAGCGCGATCACCACCGCTTCGCAGGGCACGCTCAAGGATAAGGTGCAGACGCTGGACTCGCTGCGTGCGCTGGGCCTGAGCGACGCGCAGATCAGGACCTCAGTGGAGGCCACAGTCGGCGCACAGACCGACTACGACTTTTTCCGCTTGAGGATCGCCGCGGTTGCGGACGATCCCACTGCAAACAAAGTCTCGCTGTACCGGGAGGGCATTGCGCTCGGTTTCGATGACGCCAAGATCCGGCAGGCCACCGAGAGCGTGCTGGGTCCGCAGACTGACTCGGACTTCGCCCTGCTTAAAAAGCTCGCCGGCTTTGCCAATGGCGGCCTGTACCCAGGCGGCCTGGCGCTGGTCGGTGAAGAGGGGCCTGAACTCATCAATTTCCGCCAACCCGGTCAGGTCTACACGGCCGGGCAGACGGCTTCGATCCTGGACAACACCGAAATGGTCGAGGAACTGCGCGCCATGCGCGAGGAGGTTGCCCTGCTGCGCGCCGAGGCCAGGGCCACGGCCGTGGCATCAAGCAAGACGGCTGATCTGCTCACCCGCGCCACAGACGGCGGCAATGACTACTTCCAGACCAAGGTGGCCGCGTGATCATCATTCCGCCCTTTGAGATCGACGACTCGCGATTCGTGTCCAGCAACATCCCGGAGCCTGACACCTCCGTGGGGGAGATTGCCTGGGCTGCGAATACGGCTTATGTGGTGGGCGACAAGCGCATACGCACGACCACGCACCGAATCTATCAGGCGCTGGTGGCGATCCCCAACACCGTGACCACGCCGCCGGAGAACGACCCGCAGCGCTGGGTGGACATTGGGCCAACCAATAGGTTCGCGATGTTCGACTACGACCGCAATACCGCGTCCGGTCGCCTTGAGGCGATCAGCGCCACGGTCAAAAGCGGTGGCCGCGCAACTTCCATCGTGCTGTTTGGCATTGATGCGCAGTTCATTGCGATCACCGTGCGCGACGGCTTGTCTGGTCCCATCGTGTACGAGCGCAGCTACAACCTGCAGGAGCGGTTTGTCAGCAACTGGACGTCGCACTTCTTCGCGCCGTTCGTCTTCCGCGAGTCTCTTGTGCTCATTGATGTGCCACCGTATTTCGGTGCACACATCACGGTGACGATCTCCAAAAACAGCCCAACCGAGCGGGTGTTTTTGGAGTCGATGGTGATCGGCTCGCCGGTGAAGATTGGCCGGGCCAAGGCGGGTGCCGAGAGCGACATCCTGGACTTCAGCCGGGTCGAGCGGGACGCCTTCGGAAACGCGACATTGGTGCCCCGCAAAAACGTCCCCACGCTGTCAGCCCAAGTGCTGGCTGACAAGGCCGATGTACCGGCGATCCGAAAGCTGCGCCAGGACTACGCCGGCCGGCCGTTGGTGTTTTTGGCCATCGAGGACGGCGAGGACCAGTACTTTGACTCTCTGAGTCTGGTTGGGATTTTCAAACGCATGGCCGTGGTGGTGGAGTACCCGCAACACGCACTGGTGAACATTGAGGCAGAGGGCATCTAAGCATGGCGATCACGCAGACCATTACCGGGCTGGGTCAACCACCCAGCATCAACGACCCGCAAACATTCGAGGCGCGCGCTGATGCCGTGCTGACGCAAGGGCTTCCCGCGCTGGTTACCCAGCTCAACGCGTTCGCGGGTCAGGCCAACAGCACCGAGGCCAACGTCAACGAGAAGGAGGCCAGCGCGGCGGCCAGCGCGACAGAGGCGGAGGCTC